TTACCTTCTTCGTGAATACCTACAGGAGGGTTAGCATATTTGCATGCATAAGCTAATGCATCTATTGTATCATCATGTCCCATACGAGGGCCAAAAGTTATAATCTCATGTTCTAAATCATATTGGTCTTTCTTTAAATGAATCTGACCTATAGCAAATCTTTGTGCTAGAATCTCTTGTATTCTATCTCTTTTACTCATTCTAGTCCCAGGCTTTTCTTCTTTAAACCTTACAGTAAAATCGTTTCTTCTTCTAGTCTCCGCTCTTAATGCTTGGAACACAGGTTTAGACATAGTAGTGTCTTCTACTACATATAAACTAGGATGATATAGTTGAGAGTAATCAAACATATAATCTACTATTCCTTTATTTCTTTCTCCAGGTATACCTAATACTGGTATTCCTCTTTTTCTTAA